ATTATGAAAGATATTGAAAAATTATTTAGCTGTTACAATGTTACTGAACAAATGAAAAAGAATATACCCAAAAAAGTCATAGAACGTATTGTAAAGCGTGAATTATCGCGCGGGATTGCTTGCGTTATTCAAGATAATATGGATGAATTACCCATAAATCGAGAAACAAGGACAACTAAAGATTGCTTTGTTGAAGAACACAGGATTAGTTTTTACATAATAAGCGCCGACGAATTACACAGGCTGCAAGATATTGAACACGAACACTACAGAACGTATGGTAACGCGTTGCGAGGTGTAATATGAAAACTGAAACTTTAGAAGCTATAAAAGAGATTCAGGAATGGCAAGCGGCAAATAAATCGGAGGAAAAATATACACCAAAAGTAAGCATAGAAGAAGAAGCCAAACTGATGGAACAAAAGTATATTGATCTCATCTGCTCCTTGTTAACAAAAAACATTGATGCTTGGGAATTCAAAGATTATATCACAACAAGTATCAGCATTAAAAAATATTTAATTACTGTTCGGTCGTATGGGATAGGATATAGTTCTTTTAGAATCAATATTGAAGATGAATGTGTTTTTGAATATGATTTAAGATTTGGCACTAAACCCTACAAAATAGCAAAAAAAGCCGTAAGGAATGTTAGTTATTTACATAATCTTAGAATACTGCAAGTACAGAACAAACTCCTTGCAATGAACTATTCGGAGTTGGAGGGCGCAATATGAAAACTTGCATCTTTTTAACCACTCGTTACGGTTCAACCCGTCTACCTGGTAAGCACTTAACGGACATAAACGGCAAAACATTAACTGATATACTGATAAAACGTCTGAAACGTTCAAAAATACCTATCATAATGTGTACGCCGGATACGCCGGAAGACAATTTGCGCATGAAGGCCATAGCCGATAGAAACAATATTGGCTTTTTTTCCGGGGAAAGGCAAAATATCATTAAAAGGCACCTTGATTGCGCCCTGAAACACAAAATTGACTTTATCATCAATGCGGACGGTGATGATATTTTGGTAACACCTGAAACAATCCAGTCAGTCTACTACTGCGTTCAGCAAATGAAAGAACTTTTACCGATACGCACGGTTGGACTTCCGTTAGGACTCAATGTGATAGCTTATCCTGTGAGCAAACTGAAAGAAGTCAATTTTGATACCGACACCGGGTGGGGCGCACAGCTTTTTAAAGGACGATATGTGGAGATACCGTTCAGATACGACCATGACTATCGCTTGACTATGGATTATTCTGAAGATTTTGACGTAATCGAGGCGGTCTTGACAAAATGTAAACGGAACATGACCGTCGGAGGGATATGCGACTGGCTGCTGAAGCACCCTGACATTGCGAAGTCAAATTTATACCTGAATAAGAAGTATTGGGAAAGGATAGGTGAAGCAGGCAAGTGAAAATCACATTGGCGCAAGTAAAACTCGGCAACAAGTGGGAGATCATTGAAAACCATCCCATATTTTGGCCTGAAATGGTCACACCGACACGTATAAACAGTCTGACAGGCTATGGATATGAGGACAACGTATTTAATTTAAAGCTTAACGCATACCGCATAGGTGATTTCGTCTACATAAAGAATCACCTGTTCCCAGGGTACGATGAAGGCCGAACAGCAGGGGTTAATCTGCCCCATACATACATAAACAACATGAAAACCTATGTGGTGATCTGCTATGACTTACGCTTCCCAGAGTTATTTGCACGAATGGAAAAGCCCGAACTCATAATCGTGCCCGCTTGTTGGCCGTTTGAACGTATACATCACTGGGACACACTGCTGAAGGCAAGGGCAATTGAGGGGAAATGCTTTGTTGCAGGCATAAATGTAAATGGTCACAGCGCAGTTTATAACTATGACGGAAACTGTCTGAATGAACTTGATGAAACAGAAAGGTTAATTGAGGTAGATATATGAGATTTGGAATTATCGGACGAGGTTCAATGAGTAAGAGGAGGCAACGTTGCCTAGAAACCTTGGGATACGATGAGTATTTCACATGGGACATAATGGATGACAGTAAGTGTGGCGATGTAGTTACCATGCTTAAACCTGACGCATTGCTGGTATGCAGTCCTCCTTTGACAAAACAAATTTACATTGATTTAGCAAATGCTTTAACGATTCCAGTGTTCTGCGAAGCGGATGTGACGGAATACACAGGAACATATTACAGTTCATCTACCATGCGTTTTCATCCTGCTGTACAAAAGATAAAGGAACTTATCGACAATGGCACGTTAGGCAAAATATACACATTCACTCATCATTGCGGGATGCATTTAAGAGATTGGAGACTGGCGGGATTTGACTTTAAAAGTTATTATGCAGCGGAGTTAGGAACAAAGGAAATGTTCTGCTTTGAATTATCGTGGTTATCTTACCTGTTCGGATCCCCGACTGACTGCACTGGATTTATCGATAAAAAACTGGACGACCTGGACATATCAGCTGATGATGTATATTCTGCATCGGTTAAATTTGCAGAAGTAATTGGTACCGTCCTGATTGATATACTATCTCGTCCTGCAATCCGCAAACTGCGTATTGTAGGCGAAAAATGTAATCTCCTGTGGAACTGGAATGACGATTATGTTAAACTCGAGCATCCAAGTGGAGCAATATTGCCGATATCGTATTCCAAAGGCACAGCGGCGGAGGGATATAACTCTAATATTTGCGAAGAAATGTACCGGAGTGAACTGGCGAACTGGATTGCAGCAATACAAGGCAAGGAACAGTATTTATTCAACCGCGAGGATGAAATGGCTGTTATGGAAATGCTTAGAAAGGTGGAGGAACATGAGTAAATGTAATAGTGTGTGCATATACGAAAACTGCATCTTAATAAAACAATTGGGCATTGATGAAATAGAACAATGCGATATATGCGATTTAAAATCATATTTAAAAGAACTTAAGCAAGTGCACCAAATCAACCAAAATACAATGTTGGAAACCCAAAAGCAAGTAACACTATTAAATAATATCATAAAAAAGTTGAAACCTAAAACAAATAAGGAAATTACTGCATTTAAAAAACAGAATCAAAAACAGAATCAAAAATTAAGATACAGAATAATAAAATGCGAAATTTGTGGAATTGATTGCTATGGCACGTCTGCTTATACACGTCACATAAACGGCAGACACAAATAATGCATAGACAAAGAACCTAGCAGCTTAACAGGCTGCTTTTTTAATGCCAATTTTCAAAGATAGAGAGTTAGAAAGAAAAGAGAGGTTGATAGTATGATAGTAAAATATTTAAAAGATGATGTATGGGGCTTTATCGACAATATAAGACAGGTTGGAAATCAATCCATAAACTGTGATGAACTTGTCAAGAAATACAATGAGAGTCCTGAGTATCAGGACAATTGTAATCCCGGAAACGGAGAAAAAGACATAGCGAGTTACACGTGCGGAGAAGAACTTCCAGCCGATGTTGCATACACGAACAAGGTTTTCATTATTGCAACAAATAATAAGGAAAACTGGGGCAATAAGGTACACACGGAAGACTTAATCGACTACGAAATTGCCACAAGTGGGGCATATGCGGCTATTGTTTTACTGTATGTCGAAGAACATTCGGAATACGACTCAATAGTGCTTGTGACAAACCAGAAATGTTTTTTGATGAACGACAAAGGCCAGACCATTGAAAGATTAGTATAAATTAGTCAACTCTCTATCTTTGATTTAATTTTAGGAGGTCACAAATGAAACATTACGCAACATACAGCCGTTCAGATGATTGTTTTAGCTCAAATTGTCCGGACACGTTCGTAAAAGGATCCGGCTGCCACGTGACAGCAGAGGATGGACGCGAATTCATTGATTGGGGAATGGCTTTACGCGCCTGTATACTTGGCTACGCATATAAACCTGTGGATGACGCCGCAAAGAAAGCGATAGATAACGGGGTGTGCTTTACGCGGTCAAATCCGTATGAGGGGGAATTAAAAGAACTGCTAAAGTCGATTATCCCTTGTGCTGAAGAGGTCAAACTTGGGAAGAATGGTTCGGACGTAACACATGCCGCCGTAAAGTTGGCTAGGGCTTACACGGGCAGGGATTTAGTGCTTATTGCAAAGGAAAACCCGTTTATATCAACGGCAGACTTTTTCATTGGAACTACCCTTGTGGATGGTGGCATACCCTGCGAAGACTCCGAAACAGTTGAGCACTATTCATATAATACGCTAACGGACATAACGCACCCTCGTGAAATATATTTTAGTCCGAATAATAAATATGAAATAACACAAATTGAATGGTTATGCAAAGCATATCGACCTGCCGCCATTGTCCTTGACCCCTCCACAGTAGACATAACCCGCGAAAAACTTCAGCATATCCGCAACATATGCGATAAATACGGCATAATCATGATACTTGACGAGGTAATATCCGGTTTCCGGTACGGAATAGGTGGCGTTCAAGGATTATACGGCGTAAATCCAGACCTTTGTACGCTTGGCAAGGCTATGGGGAATGGATATGCTGTATCTGCCCTGTGCGGAAAAAAAGAGTTATTTGATCTTGGGTTACGCGATAAAGGCAATGTCTTCCTGCTGTCCGGGACTTATTTTTCCAACACGCCTGACATAGCTGCGGCAATTGCCTGCGTGAAAGAATTGCAGAAAACAGAATTTTATAATGGCTACAACGATTACCCTAAAGATGCGGTGGATTGCATTAACCAAATAGGGCGTTTTATTGTGCGGGGGATAAATGAAACTATATTAAAATACAATACACAATTATCTGATGGAACATATCTAAGCCAACACATAAAAATAAAATGCCACGGCAATGAAAGTATAGGGATAATAGAGGGCGCAAATCCGTCAATTTCATTTTCAAGCATGGCGCTGAAAACCTTGTTCGACCAAGTTATGATCCAAGAAGGGATTTTAATGCCATATATAGCCCCTAGTGCATCACATACAGATAAAGAGGTTAACCGCACAATAGAAGCCGTAGAAATAGCACTAATGGCTTGCAAGGCGGCATTGAATAATAACTACGTAAAGGAAAGTTTGATAAATGGACATTGCGAAAAACCAGTTTTCAGAAGAACGTGAGGTGATACGGTTGAAATTACTGCACATGGAAAGATTGCTGATTGAATATTCCAATATACCGGAAAGACGGCGTGAAATTGAAATAAAACTGAGGGAAACGCAGCAATTCAAGCAAAACGCTGTCAATACGCTAAAAGTGCCTAATTTTGACGGTATGCCACACGGAACGGAAATGCGCGATATTGTATATCAAGCCGTTCAGAAAATCATCGATGAATACCAGGTACACCTCGACTATTACTGCGCTCAGATCAAACTCTATAATCAGGCGGAAACAGACATGTATGATGCTCTTAAATGCTTGGACAAGAACGAATACAACATAATCTACCACAGATATATAAAGGGTTACGAATGGCTCACAGTAGCCTTAAAAACCAATAATAGCGAAAGGAACTGCTACAACATACGGGATATCGCGCTGGAAAAGTTAGCGCAAAACTATAAAGAGTGAAAGGACGAAAAGAAATAATAAATTTGAAAAAGAAGAAAACCATCATTGAAATAAAATGCCCCGACGTGGGGAAATGAACACCAAAAAGGAGAGTGTTGAAAATGGCAAATGATGATGTACGCGTATCAATATCAAGCCTCAGCAATGATATTATAATTGGCATAACGGAACAGTGTGCCAGTAAAAAGCGTGAAAAGGTGTACTTTTTCAGCAATACAAACGCACAAGACCTCGTGAACAAGATACAGGATGCATTAAAACAGTTGGAAAACGTTAAAAAAGGAGTTTGCGTTCAATGCGGCAATAATTTATACCCTACAGACAAATATTTTAAATTGCCAGGCGAAGCAATGATTCACAAGCATTGTTTAATTGATTTTATGCAAACTCCAAATTTTTCAAATATAAAAGAACCATTAAAAGAGTTAGAAATAGAATAGTTCATAGCTTCATTGAGAGCCTATTCAGTCCTTAACCGGATTGGGTAGGCTTCTTTTTTATGCTCAAAACTTTGCAGTCCTTTGCAGTTAGGATACCATATTATTAATATTGTGAGAATATGTTAAAATTCATGGCTAAGCTCCTATATTGAAATAAGGCAAAATGCCTTATTTTTTTGTGCCTAAAATCGGGGTGGAATAGTGGATGATCTGAAAAAACTGATGAACGGTACTAAATTGTATTTTAAAACCTGTCTGAAGATACGAGACAGGGAAACAAGTACGATAAAACCATTTATAACAAACAAGAGTCAAGACAGACTCGTAAAGATTGTGGAGGATTGGAAAGAACAATATCCGGATGAAAAAACAAGGCCTACTTTATATGTAATAATATGCAAAAGCAGAAAACAGGGTTTCAGTACATGCACTGAGGCTCTTTTTTTTAAGGAACTGCATTTTAGTTTAGGCAAAGTTGCAATGATAGTCAGTTACGATGCGGATAGCGCGACTACGATAAACAACATGTCAGATTTGTTTTATCAGGAATTGCCGCAATTTTTAAAACCAGCAAAACGATCTAGCTTAAGTAAAGGGCTGTTACTGGAAAATCCGAAATTTGACCCATCAAAACCTATTTCTCAAGGTAATGACCCTGGCTTGCAATGTAAGTTTCTAATTGAAACAGCAGATAACAAGAACGCCGGTTCTTCATATACGATAAATTATCTTCATTTATCTGAGGTGGCGAAATGGCCGGGAAACATCAAGGAAACAATGACGTCATTGCTCAACTCCGTTCCACAGACGAACAGTATTGTCATTTGTGAAAGCACATCAAAGGGAATGAACTACTTTAAAAGCCTGTGGGATGATGCGGTATTAGGTAAAAACAGTTATATTACATTATTTGTTCCTTGGTTTGATGATGAAGGTTACAGGATGCCTTACACCGGTTTTGAACTGGATAACGAAGAAATACGTATCAAAAAAGAATATGACCTTGATAACGACCAATTAGAATGGCGCAGATGGGCTATAAAAAATAAATGTTCAGGCGACTTGGATCAATTTCATCAAGAATATCCCGCATGTCCCGAAGAAAGTTTCCTTTCATCAGGCAGGCCGGTATTTGACATGGCAAAAATAACCAGACGGCTTGAGTACCTAAGAAATGAATATGATAAAAAACCGCCAGATGTCGGATACATCGATATTGTTAACGGTAAGTACGTATTTGTACCAGATAAAAACGGTTCGCTGACAATTTATGAACACCCGAAAGTTAATCGCCCTTATTGCATCGGAGCAGATGCAGCTGAAGGCATACGCGGAGGCGACTATAGCGTCAGCCAAGTTTGTGACAACACAACCGGAAATCAAGTTGCGACACAAAGGTCACACATTGAACCGGATAGATTTGCAGAAGAACAGATAAAACTTGCACGGTATTACAATAATGCCCTTATTTCTAACGAACAGAACAATCATGGACTTACTGTTATAAAACACTTGCAGTATTTGGGATATTACAATCAATACAAACGTGAAACATACGACGAAATCTCTCAAAAGAGACAGCAAAAATTCGGATTCCTTACGACAGTTTCAACGCGCCCGAAGCTTATAGACAAGACAAGGGCAATAGTGCGTGACGAAGCTTACCTCATAAACGACGTGGCTACGTTGCAGGAAATGACAACATTTATATACGCGCATAGTGGAAAAGAAGAAGCTGAACAAGGATTCCATGATGATTGTGTACTTTCATTCGCGATCATGCATGAAGCCCGGTCACAGCAACGCGCCTATTCCACACCCGAACCCGAGAAATGGGACAACAACAAATACACCCATCCGAGTGTGTTGATAGATTCAACCAAAAATCCACAACTGAAACGATATTATCAAAAAAAATATGGAAGGAAATGATTATGGATTTTAAGAAAAACACAAGCCCTGAAATTTTGATTGCACCCACCGTAAAACCCATGCACGATATACCAAAACGTCCAGAAGCCAAGCGTAAATCAATGATTGAAATGTCCACCGATGAACTGATGGAATTTGCAGCGGAAAGGTTAATTGGTCTTCCTGCAACATTTGACGAAAAGCTTTATCGCACAGACAACGCATATAAAAATTCATTTGACATCGAGTTCATGTATGGCGTTTGGGCTTATTCGATGCTTGGGTTCCGAGATATCGGATTCCCGGTCAATAAGTTTTTAGATCAATATGGAAAGTCTTTAAATCGTGTTCAAGTCAGAAAACGAATTTTAGAATAAAAGCAGGTGTGAACAATGGACATTTTAAAACCTGTAAAAAACCTCATAAGCGGGGTGAAAAAGAAAATGGATGAAATAAAAGATATGGACGAAATGGTCAGGGAAGCAACCGAACTAATGGACGAGTATCTCGCTGCTGACAAAGAAAAACAACCATGGAACGAAAAGTTTGACCGCGAGGAAAAAATTTACGTCGGCGACAGGGTATTCGGCAATACATATTCATCTGCGGCTTCCGACGATGCACGTACGCCTATAAGGATATCTCAGTCCATTATTGAGGCACAGATTGACCTCAATATCCCTGAGGCAGTGTTCAAACCCATAGCGGAAGATGACGAAAACGCCGTCAAAAAACTACAGGCTGAAGCTGACTATACAATACGTAACAGTGACCTTGACGAAGTGAATTCATCCGCCGAAAGAGTAGTCAAAAAACACGGTATCACCTGTTATAAAGTCTTGTGGAATCCCAATTATCAGGGGCCGGGGTTCAGGGGCAGGCCGGAAATTATCGAGGTTCATCCCAAAAATATTGCATGGGCCGCCGGAACCGTAGATAAAAACAAGTGTCAATGCATGTATCATATTGAAAACGAGACCTTGCGGGACTGTATTAAAAAGTATGGTGATATTGCCAAAAAACTCCCCGAATACGGTTTATGCGCAGATATCAAGTACGACACCGTAGGAGATGGAAACGGTTCAAAGGTTAACAACACCAACGACGTCAACGCGCAAGTTGATTTAATGACACGGCAAATGAATCACCCGCTGACGAAGTATGTCATTATTGAAAAATGGCATCTTGACGATGACGACGAACTCTGCCTGACGGCATTCAGTGATAAATTGATTTTGTTAAAGACACCCAAATACTACCACAGGCGAAAATATGACCCGGATAAAAAGGAGTTTGAACGGGACGAACAGGGTAATGAAGTCCTTGTGGACTCTGAGACTATTGCGGATGACTATGGAGAAGAAGAAGAATACGAAGATAACGGGGAAAAAAAGAAAATCCAAATTGTCAAGATACCCAAAGGTACACAAGTTCCCTATTACTATCCAAAGGGACCAAAGTCCATTCCGATAGTCATACAGAATAACATTCCACGTTCAAAATCAATTGTAGGCATATCGGACATCGAAAGGACTGCGGACTTTGAACAGACTATGAAAAAAATGGTCTACAAACATGAAGAAAAGATTCTCAAAGGATCCACCAAGATTCTATACAATAAACAAATGGAGGAAGAAGCTGCGGCCTTAATTGATAATGACGATATGACTGTTATTGGAGTAAATGATGTTAACAATTTTTTACCGGTTGAATTTAAAGATAATGGACGTGAAGCGCTGGAATTCTATACGTTCATATCCGATCAACTTCAGTACATGATAGGCATTACCTCGGTCTGGCAGGGTATAAACAAAGGTGAGTCCCAGTCCGGAAAAATGACTGATTCGCTTATCAACCAGACGGCGGAGAAAATCGGCATAAAGGCCAATGAAAAGAATATCGCATACAAAAGAATCTATCAACTACTGTGTGATCATATCCTTTGTTTCTCTGACGGCGACAGACCGTACAGGATAGACGCCAAACTTAAACCCGAATACGGAAAGTTCAACAAACTTGACATGGTGAAAATGGTTGACAATAAACCCGTCTGGTCAGGCTGGGATATCGAAATTTCTGCTGAACCGGCTATGAACAAAAACAGGTCAGTTTTAATTGAACAGGTCAAAGAATTAGCTAGTGGAGGGTTCCTTGCGCCAAACGAACAAAACCTGCTGGTCTGGAAACTCTTGGTCAAGATGAATTTCCCGAATGCCGCGAGTATTTTGCAGACTCTTCAGGAACAGTTTGACCAACAGCAAATGATGCAACAGGCGCAGGTTCAAGCACAGACCGATAAGGCAAACAGTCCTGAGGCTCAGACGTTGAATACAATCGCGCAGAAAATAGGAGGCGGCGATGCTATTTAAAAACATTTTGGTAATTGGGGCAAGTGGGACATTGGGGACTGCGCTGATAACTGAATTAGTCAAGCAGGATGTTACGATAAGGGCCTATTCGAGAAACGAATACAGGCTTTTTTTATTGCGTGAAAAGTTCAAGGAATATGAACCCCAAATGAGGTATTTGATTGGTGACATATGTGATTTGGAACGCCTTAACATGGCTATGACCAACGCAGACGTCGTTATAAACTGCGCCGCAATGAAACGGGTCGAAATGTGCGACGAGAACCCTTTCGCCTGCCTTAATACAAACGTTGTCGGTGTGCAAAAAGCCCTTGAATGTGCTGTAAAAAACAATATTGAAACGTTCATACAGATATCAACCGATAAGGCCGTTCTGCCTGTCAATATCTACGGGCATTCAAAGGCAATGTCGGAACATTTGGTTTTGGACGCTGTGAACTGGTGTGGTAAGGCTAAAACAAAATTTATCGTAGTCAGAAGCGGAAATATTTTCGGTTCAAGCGGTTCAGTTCTGGAAATATGGCAGAAGCAAAAGGAACAAGGCTTGCCCTTGACAGTGACAGACCTGAACGCCACTCGCTACGGTGCGTCAAAGGAAAGCATATCAAAAGCCGTTTTGGACATTGCCGAAAGCGGTTTGAGTGGACTTGTGGTGCTAGATATGAAAGAATATTCAGTCAAGGATTTACTGGCTGGATTTGGCGGCTGTGACATCGTGCAGACAGGTTTGAAACCTTATGAGAAACTCCATGAATCATTGTACCGGGACGGAGAAATTTTTACGAAATGGAAGGTGATTTAATTGGCAAAAGGAATAAGCATGGATAAAAAGTGGCAGGCACAGGATGATGCAAGGACACTTAAGTGTGCAGAAGAAATAAAGTGTGATGCGAAACGCATGGAAGCCGCCAAGAAAGTAGCAACAGAAGAAATGGCCGCAATGAAATCCGTGATGAAAATGAAACCGGTAAAAAGGAAGTGATTTTATGCCTTTGAAATCTGGAAAGAAAAACATGAGTTCCAACATACACGAACTTGTCAACAAGTATGAGAAATCCGGAAAGATAGGCACGTCAAAGCCTAAAAGTAAGAAAAAGGCGATCAAACAGGCGGTAGCAATTGCCTACGATAGGAAGTGATTCTTGTGAACAAGGGTACTTTTATTCGGCCTGGGGGCGGGGCAAAAGAACGCAGTCTATCAAAGGTACATGATCATCCTGGCGTAAAAGCCCAATACATACATGATATGTTAGCTTCACAAAAGGGCGAAAAAGAATCCCGCGCAGTAACTGAAGCCGAAGAGGAAACGATGTTTAATCAAATATGGAATCAAGATTATAGGGACAGGAGGTGATATATATGGGTAAAAAAATGCCGAATAAAGCCACGTTCACCATGGGAAGCGCAGGTGGTGACAAACAGTCCTCAATACAAAAGACTATGAAAGGCGGAGATTTACGCTCCAAGCCTTGCCAGAATGGCGGGAAAGCAAAGCAGTAAGCACAAGTAGGGTGCTTTTTTAAATTAACCGTGAGATTCGGGTAAAAACTCAATTGGAGGCAATTATGTTTTTAAAATATTTTCCTATACCGTTGATGGATGAAATTGACGCAAGTGGCGGAGCCACAGGGGAATTAGTCACCCCCGCTAATACGGATACCACAGGGACAGGCGAAACAACGGGATCAGCCGCCCCGATACCTGATGGTAACAAGCCAGATGCAGCGTGGGCAGAGCTAAGACGTAAAGCCGAACTTGCAGACAACCTTTTGAAAGAAAATGACGGGTACAAGTCCAAGTTTGAAAAGCTTGCGCAAAAAGCTTTACCTGAAGGGTTCGCAACTGTAGACGAGTATCTTGAATACCTCGAAAATTCGGAACTAGCAGAGCAGGCAAGCACTCAAAAGCCTGCTATTGACGAAAGAAAAATCTTTGACGTGCTGTCAAAACAGATTGACACAAAGGTAAGCGAACACCCGTTGATTAAAGCAGCCGAAAAAGAACGTCAGGACAGGTTCCTTGTCACCAGCTTTAAAGAAGCGCAAAAAGTGTTTAAAGACATTCAAAAGGCTGAGGACATCCCTGAAGAAGTATGGAAAGCATGGGATGAGGGAAAGAGCAAGCGCACATTGCTGAGTCACCTTAAAGAACATCGGTATGACACGGACGTTGAAAGCGCCAGAAAATCCGGTGCAAATCAGGCAACAGCTACAGTAATGAGTACGGCACATACGGCACAGGTGAACGGCGCAAACGCACCAGCGGAATATGACAACGTCATCGTGCCGGAAGCGGTGAGGAGAAATCTCGAACTAGTAGGGGTTAAAGACCCACTACAACAAAAAATGGCATACGTAAAATACCACAGATAACGGGACAACCTCCCGTTATTTTATTGGGAGGGATTTTCATGATAGAATTCGCAAAATTCGCACAGGGTGAAGGCAACAGTCTTTACTCTGAAAAAAGATTACCCGCACTCAGCGGGTACGCATTATACAACGGTCAGGCCTTGAAAGTAACGGGCGGTGCCCTTTGCTTTGCAGACAGCGCCGACACGGTATATGCAATATCCAACGTTTCCGCCGCATCATCCGTAGTAACAGCGGCATATTACCCGACAGTAACACCGGTGAATGATAACCAGGTGTGGAAATCTTCAATTTCAACCGCCATAACAGCGGCAACGGTAGCCGGTTCCAAGATTAACTTGAGTACTGCTTCAGTTGGCACAGGTGTTAACGGCGCGGCGGTAGGTACAGGGCTCTTAGTTTACAAGACTGCAACGGCGGATTCTCCGACCAGTTCAATCTATGTAATCTTTGCCCCTGCAATATAAGGGGGGGTGGCATAAATGATTAACTATACCGCAACAGAATTCAACAAGCTTGTAGGTAACTATGAAGTGGCCATATTGAAATTCATGGAGGACATAGGCACAGCCAAAGCTGACACAGGAATGATAAACGAACTGTTCAACAGACAGGACGTAGACGAACCGGCAGTTTCCATTTTGGGAACCAGTTCAAGAGGCGATATTAAACAGATGCATGGCACAAGGAACTATTCGGATATCAACGAATATTTTGCCAAGACTTGCGAATTCACTGAATTTTCCGACACGGCATCGTTCGGCAGAAAATTCCTTGACGACAACAAACTCTTGTCCATGCAGACCTCCGGTAAGTCGCTGATGGAAGCTGCCTATAGGACGCAGGAAAACTTTGCAGCTGCTGTTTTCACCAATGCAGATCAGAGTTCATTTACCAAAGATGGCGATACCTACACATGGACACTCGGCGCAGATGGCGTTTCGTTCGTCAATGATACCCACGTAAGCAAGAGTGGGAAAAACACTGACTACCTTGACAACAAGACCACCAACACGCTTGATGGTGACAACCTTGATACCGCAATAGTGACGATGAGTGATTTCACAGACGATACCGGAAACGACGGAAGTTATTTCGGCGATACATTGCTGGTGGGTATGGCAAACGCCAAAACCGCCCTCGAACTCGCCAACAGTGACAAAAAGCCCAAAGTAGCCAACAACGAGTATAACATCTACGAGGGAATGTTCAAGGTTGTTGTGTGGAAGAAGCTCAAGAAACAGTCAGGTAAATCCAATCATCCGTGGCACTGGATAGATAGTGTTGCGGCTAAGGAAAACCTGTATTTCCTTGACAGAATCAAACCCGAAACGCAAAGCAACAGCAGCTTTGAAACGTTGTCATGGGCCATAGGCGTATATGCAAGATTTGGAATTTGTGTTTACGACTGGAAATTTATCGTGGGAAATCTGCCAGCTTAAGGTTCATCATAAACATAAATGTTTACAACTTCCCAGATATGTGTTACAATAACAATATAACATTAATAAATGGGAGGTTGTTAACATGGTTGCGAGGATCATTTGCCCTGTGTGTCAAAAAGAATTCAAAACAGAAAGGGCAAAAAAATATTGTTCAACGGCTTGCTATAAGCGAGCCAGACTTATTCGTGAATACCCAAAGACAGAAAGGCCTTGCGTTGTATGCGGAAAAATGTTCGTTCCTCCAAAGAAAAATGACCAAAAATATTGTAGCCCAAAATGTAGGAAACACTATGATTACATAATACACAAAGAGGATATAAACAAAAAGAACAGACAATGGCAAGAACAAAACATTGAACATGTAAGAGAAAAGCGCAAGGAATTATACAGGTCTAACCCAGAACTGTATAAGCAGCAAGCTAAAGAATGGAGAGTCCAAAACGGTGAACGCGCAAGGCAAAAAGTAAACGATTGCCACAACAATGAAAGGTTTGGCGGCAATAGGGAACTCGTACTTGAACGAGACGGACACAAATGTGTTATGTGTGGACGCGAAGACGGTTTAAATGTTCACCATAAGGATGAAAGTGGCCAATCCGAAAAGCCCAACAACGAACCTGATAACCTTGAAACTCTCTGCAACTCCTGTCATTCTCAAACTCACGAATTAAGCAGATGGAAGTAAAAATACAAACCAACACAAGGCACTCGCAAGGGTGCCTTGTTTCATGGAGGTGAAAGAACATGTCAACTGAAACAACAAGGGTGTCCTCATATGTCCGCGCAGAAGGCTTTAAGGACTCAGCCGGGACTATGTACCAGTATGCATCTGCGGTAAATAACCTGGTATCTGGTCTGACAACCGCAGTAAATGCGTCGTCCTTGGTTAATCTTGTGAGTGGCTTAACAACGGCGGTAAACGCATCATCGTTGGTAAACCTCGTGAGTGGACTTACAACAAGTGTTGATGCATCAGCTTTAAAAGCCAACATATCCGGTCTAACCGCAGGCGCTGCAATGCTGAACGCTGCACTATACGGTACAAAGTACAAGGTGGCGTTCGGTTCAGCCCTGGCAACTGACGCTGTAGTAATGACATCCGTAACAAACTGCGGCTTGTCAACAGCCTTATATGCCTTTGTAACACCGCAGGTCACGGGGTTGATTGCCGGTGCTATAGCAACTCAGACAGGTATAAGGTGGTTGATAAACAATTCAACCGGCGTAGCTACGCAGGGAATTGTAAGCTACATAGTCATCGGGAATGAATAACAAGAAAGGCGGCGTAAAAACCGCCTTATTCTTTTGGAGGACTTATGTATAATATAGACAAATCAAGGTGTATCGGTGATACAACCAATATGCTTTTATCCAATATATCCGAACAGCTTCAGGAAATAATTACGCTTCTGAAACCGCAGGAGGTCAAGGAAGTCAAGGCAGAAATAAAGCAAGGGTTCAAGTGTTCATGTGGAAAACCTTTTGAAACCGAAAGGCAGTTAAGGGGCCATAAAATCAAATGTAGGGGGGTATAATCATGTCTGATATATTTAGAGAAGGTGGGTACAAATTTGGCACAGTAACATCTATGACTGTTTCTACGGTAGCGACAACATTCCCGTACAACGGCGCATTTCAACTACACAACGCCGGAACAGGCACTGTTTATATGGGTATAGCCTCGACTCTTGGTTCTGGAACAGGAAGTTGGGATATCGGCGCAGGCGAAAAGATAGGACCATTGCATTTGACGACAGGAAATTGGTTTTTGGCAAGTGCGGCGCAACCATTGAAATTCTTTCAATACTTATATTAAGGATGTGATTTTATGGGAGTTGAAACAACTTATAATTGGGGCAAGACTAATGCAGACTTGGCAGATATGACGAACAACGGACAAATAAAAGGTGCTGTTATACTTACTCAGGCAGAATATGATGCCCTTCCTGCCAGCAAGCTAACTGATGGCATTGATTACAGGATAAGTGGGTGATAGCATGTTCAACGGCGCTGAAATAGATAAATATATGTTCAACGGGCAGGAAATATCAAAAGTAATGTTCAATGGTGTTAATATACGCAAGTATCGCTTTATAAACCTTTTAGCCAGCTATGGCAACTTCGCGACTGACACTAACGCTGACGGCTGGGCTAATGGATGGAGAAGCACGTATACTACTTCTGTAAGATCTGTAAGTGGGAACGTGCAGTCTTTTACTCCTGAAGCTCAATACGGTAATATGTGCCTTGGTTCAGCAGAGAGAACTACCCTGAGAAGCGCACTGGTTGCAGGTGATATTATTCATATCTATGCAATGATTAAAACTACAGATAATACAGCACAAATTGACGTAACAAATGCGAGTCCTACAGCGAGTAACGCTCATAGTGGAAGTGGTACGTTTGAGTTTGTATCCTTATTGACAACCGTAACGACTGCGGCGACGTTTGATATGTTTGTACAGACGTTCAAGACTTCCGGCTGGGCTGGAATAGAAGTAAAATTATTTCATTATTGTAAAGTGAACGGAATGCCATTTACCAAAACTCAACTTGATAACATTGCGAAATCGCGCCTTGCTGAAAGCGGATATTTGAGTGATTCATATTTGCAGACAATAAAGGTTCCGACGGGTACTCTGGCAAATGTAGCTTCATATGGCTTAAATACTGAAATATCAGCAAATGCAGCCGTGACAACCGGCAGAGGCGGTATAGCAATGCTGGATAGTTCGGTTTTCCCTCAGAACGGAGTTTTAGCGTACATAGACCGTTCGGACGGCGACAAGATTGTGCTTGAAAAATACGTCAAGGGTATTGTAACCGGACTTATAAGTTCAAGCATAACCTATGTTGAGGGACAGAATATTAAGATATCGAAGTCCGGCGCGATATTTAAACTGTATTATAACAGTGTTCAAATCGGCACAGACCAAACGGTAAAGGACTTGTCAATTCTTTATAGTGCTACATGCGGCTCGTTCACAACCGGAACAGGAACACTAAGTTCATTTGCAGTAACACCTTTAGCCAGTATCGGCTATTTAACAAAATTTGCGTGGTGGTCCGATCCTCACACTCAACATGCAATATGGTTGCCGAATGAATTAAAGTCTACATTTTCGGCTATTAATATAGTGTCTGATGCAGAATTCGGATTGTCAACAGGGGACAACGAAGACAGCGGATACTCAGATACTCCAGAATTAAGAGAATCGCAATATCAAGAGTACATAGCCGCTACGAACTTGTTTACAAGGCCGAAATACTTCTTTAAAGGCAATCATGATAGAGATGAAGATCGTATACTCAGTCATGGAGTTGTTGAAGTGAACGGTGTAAGAATTATCTTCTTCAACGCTGACTATGTTGATGCAACTCACGGCGGTAGTGTATCAGCGGCAGAATTGACATGGTTAGAAACTCAGTTGCAAGTACCGGCAACTCATAAAATACTTGCATGCCATTTTGCAATAGCTGCTGCTCTTAACTGGAGTATTGGCACGGGGCATGACGAAATAATTGTACTGGCGACTGCAAACGGGGCAAAACTGTATTTAAGCGGGCATACACATACACCCAATCTTCCGACTGCAGTGGATGGAGTGCTTACAAACGTTGCCGGTGCAGCACTTATGGAATTAAACCCAAGCGGTCAGTTTATGGTATGCGAGGTATATGCGGATAAAATATCAATAGACCTGTACTATGCTCATGACCCATTCACATATGTCAAAAATATTGAAGTGGCATTGGTTTAGTTTAGATAAGTAATTGCAAAGTAGGGGCTTGTGAAAACAAACCCCTTTCATTATGGAAAGTAGGTGATATAGGTGGGATATACATTAGGGGATATTCGTAACGCAACAATAAAATTAATCAACGAGTACCAAACTGTGACCGCAAACATAGACATTTCAATTCTAAACAGACTGGACGACCCAATCAACCTATATTATCAGGAACTTGCCCTAAAAGACAAAATATCCTCCAGTGTGGCAATACCACAATTCCCCGTTGAAAACATGCTTGGCGAAATTTTTTCCTATAACACCCATACTACCACGTCGGTAGGCTACGTCGCAGCCTCTGCATATGCGTATTACTATGAGTGTGACGGGCCTCATTCCGTGGACATCATGGAAGGTTCAAGCACTACGACCATGACGACCTTATCTACTGTGACCGTCACTGCAGCAAGTACGTTCATAGCGTACAAAAATTTTGTCACAGCTGCGGTATCGTCTGACTATATCAAACTGAACTTTTACGGTAATCAGGAATACAGAATACAGAATGTGGCTTTTTATCCGTATACTTTCGGAAGTTCCACTGCTGCAATACCAAGTTTTAAGCCTTATGTAGAATATGACTTACCTTCCGATTACAGCGATATAAACAAGGTAAGATACCATAAAAACAGCGATTACGGAACATTTACAGACTACAGGATTGACAATAAAAAGCTTTTGATAAGCAGGGGATATTCTGCTGAATTTTTCCTTGACTACTGGATTATCCCTCCGGTGGTGACAACGTCTACGAGTGCATTCCTGATAAAAGACAGAACAACCTTGATAATTCCTTTCGGAGTTGCAGGGGATGTCCTGATTGGAAACGGAGTAAATGTAGGTCAGGGTCAGGCTTTTAAGACTGAGTATGAAAAGAAACGCGATAAAATAGACACCTCAACGGAACACGGCAAACAGACAATAAACAATACAAGGGGCTGGTGATACCATGTTGCAGGAATACCCGATAACGGCGTTTATAGGCGGGCTTAATGTGACAAAGCCGCCGACTGACATAGAGGACGATCAAAGTCCGGACTGTGAAAACGTAGTCAATAATGAACTATACGGAATAAATTCAAGGTACGGGTACTCAAAGTATTACACGACCGCACTCGCAACGGCAAATGTAAATTCATTATTTGTCTACAATTCATTCAGTTCGTCAGACTTTATTTACCCAGTTGGAACTTCGCTAAAGATTGATCTTGCAGGTTCAGCCTCGACCATATATTCAGGCATGGTTTCCGGTAAGTCAAGAGCGTTTGAAATGAACGGGTACATATACATGCTTGACGGTTCTGGTTACATAGAATACAACGGTGCCACAGCTTCCACGGTGTCAGGTTACATTCCGACTTATTTCGCGGATAAAAACCCTGACGGGACCGGTGGGGGACAGATTGACGAACTCAACTATATCCAGTCCGGGCTTAAAGAAACATTCTCAGGGAATGCGACGGCCACAACGTTCTACATGTCATTTGGAAGCCTTACGACGGGCGATAATGTGGTTATAGTCAATAACGCAACTTTAACCTCTGGCGCGGCTACAGCAGGATTCACGGTCAACTACACAAGCGGGTACTTCTCGTTGACCACTGCGGCGGTTTCGGGAGTAGGGAATGTAGAAATAACAACGCATAAACCTGTACTTGCCGCGACATGTATAACAAATTGCACTTTCTGTGAGACATACGGCGAAGGAAACGACACCAACGTTTACTTAAGTGGAAACCCGTCTTTCCCCGCGAGGGTGTTTTGGTCTGATATCCTGGATCCCACTTATTGCCCTGCTACCTCATATGCGGACGTAGGTGTGAAAAACGATAAAATGATGGGATTTTTAAAGACAGCCAACACGCTTCAGTTATGGAAATATAGGTCAATTCACGCTTTAGTGGGCGCGCCGCCGAACAATTCAATTACTGAAATGTACGACGGAGAAGGACTGGTTGCAACTGACACTTTGAAACTGGTAGACGGTATCCCAACGGGATTAAGTCAAAGGGGTGTTGTCCAGTTAAAGACAGAGGGAACCGGGTACAAGCTTGACCTTATCAGTGAGGACATAAACGGATTCACCGGGATACGCGACGGACTGATGACGGAATCCGCAACAAGCCGGGCGAACGCTTTTGCAATTGTGCATGATAAAAAGTACTGGCTTCATGTGAATGACCAAATTTTTATCCTCCAACATAACCTTATCCACCAAGGGAAAGGTAGAACTGTCTATCCATGGCTTAAGTGGACACTGGCGCATGAACCGACGTGTTTCAACGTCAAGGATGGATATTTGTATTTCGGCGGTGCGGGGAATCTCTATAAATTTGACCCATCCGCCGCAAGCGACGACGGAACAGCCATTGACGCGTACTGGTATTCAAAGAAAATGAACCCCGGACAGGGGTATGACTTGATTAAACTATTTACACATTTATATTTTGAATTCAGAACAATGTTCGGAAATACCACCATAGCAATCACTGTATACATAAACGACATCGCCGGAACATCAACGTCCGCGCCCTATGAACTTGCGGGTGTGTGGATACCGGACGCTTTCAACCCGAACGCATTTGCCCCGAATGTAGCGACTTACTCCAATTTCCCCAAAAGAGTACCCATAAATCTGAAGGGAAAGTATTTCCAATACAAGGTAAGGAGTAACACCTTAAATCAAGGCTTTACCTTGCTAAACAGCAAGTTATACTATGCGATAGACCGGAGAGTGATATAAATGGCTGTACAGAGAACTGATGATTTTTTAAGGCCAAGGGGATACTATGACAATCAAGGGAATTTACTCAAAATCGGATTTGATGTTATAAATGCATTGCCTGGCGACAAGGTAGGACAAACGGTCTTTGACTCACTTGTAGTGGAGTATACAACATATGTGAATAAACATAAAGCGCTTGCAATAACCAACCCAGTTACACCAATTAGTTTAGATCAATACATTGCCTACCTGAAAATGGAATTTGGATATTTAATAGGTAATAATATTTATTTATCTAATATAACAGGACTACCTGCTGAAATTACAAGTGATTATATGGTCACTATATTCGGCGGGTGTAGTTATGCGGGAAACCCTAGTTTGTATTATGCCACAATGACAGTTGAATCTATGACTGGCGGGCATATTAAATATTTTGGACAAATTTACAATAGCACAATTTTCACAGGGTGGAAAAAGATTATAACATCAAACGACGTGCCTTACGGTGCAGGTAGTCCCGAAGGTGCTGTAACTGCCTCAATAGGTACATTATACCGTAGGACAGACGGAGGGGCAAATACAACGTTGTATGTTAAAGAATCCGGTACGGGAAATACAGGGTGGATAGCAAAATAGTCTATATTCACAAAATTAAGAGGTGATTTTATGATTAGTGCATCAGTAGTATCAACAATAACATTAACATATTCCGGTTCAAATCCGTGGACAGTTTTTGATTCGTCAAATTTAGCCACAGGTGGAGCCCTCCAAGCGAATTGGAATGATGTTGCAAGCCAGCTTGACAACCAGTACAAACTTCTGTTAAACAGCGCAGTAAATGAACTAAATTTGATCGAGGGCGCAAGCGGTGCGAGATATGTCGGTATGAGCGGAGTTGACGGTATAGGCACGGGTTCAACGGTATTTTCTGCTTTGTATGCGATAAGCACAGCGGTATCAGCTATAAATATATCGGCGGCTTATGCCGGTTCAGCAGGCGCGTTAAGCGGTTACGGCAATATCATGACCACTACAGGCAGTCAGGTAATGACCAATAAACTAAAGACACAAAACCACAGTTCATATACGTCGCCATTTATGAGAAACGCCATATATTCCACAACAGCAGCAACAGCCGGGGCGTGCAATAGCGGTGACACATGGCTGATGTATACGCCATAAGGAGGGCATTATGAGCATTCAGGTGAATATAGACGGTGCCATAAAGACAGTGGCAAATGTACAGGTAAATATAGACGGTGCCATAAAACAGGTAGCTAAAGCATTTGCCAATATAGACGGAGTTATAAAAACTATTTGGGAAATTGGTACGTGGACGGCAGGTGGAAACCTAAATACCGCGCGATCTGGTTTAGCTGGATGTGGGTCTCAAACAGATGGATTAAGCTTCGGAGGGTATACAGGATCAAACTCTGCCGTTACCGAAGAGTACAACGGCACTGCGTGGTCAGCAGGGGGCAGTCTAGCAACAGCACGCAACAGTTTAGCTGGTTGCGGTTCACAGTCGGCGGGACTAAGTTTTGGTGGTTTAACCACACCTTTTGGAACAAATGTTACCGAAGAGTACAACGGCACTTCGTGGTCATCGGGTGGGAACCTTGGCACAGCGCGCATCGGCTTAGCTGGTTGTGGAACACAAACAGCTGGATTGAGTTTTGGGGGGTATGTTTATGGCACTCCTCCGACAGAAATACCTACAACTGAAGAATACAACGGCACTTCGTGGTCAGCAGGTGGTGATCTTAATACTGCGCGGTCTGCGCTGGCGGGTTGTGGAACACAAACAGCTGGATTGAGTTTTGGGGGTGTTTCAGGCGCGGCTATTACAGAAGAATACAATGGAACAACTTGGGGTTCCGGCGGAAATCTAGTAACCGCGCGTAACAGTTTAGCTGGTTGCGGTTCACAGTCGGCGGGACTAAGCTTCGGAGGAGATAGTGGTTCCGTAAGCAATGCAACAGAGGAATATGATGGATTGGCGTGGACAATTGCTGGTAACCTCACCGTTGCGCGAAGTAGTTTAGCTGGTTGCGGTTCACAGTCGGCGGGACTAAGCTTCGGAGGGTATACCGGATCAGTTTCTAATATAACCGAGGAATATACAAAAATTTAGGAGGACTTATGAATTTCAACACGCAATCTTTATCAATTATTGAATCATCCCAAATACTTAAAGCGGATGATTTTTTAGTTTTGTCTGAGTTAAAATCTGAATTACAAGATACGTTCCTGAACGTCCAGATATTCCGAACACGCACGGAAATGGAAGTAAGCATTTTAAATGACCTGAAGCATCCTACGCCTGACTCAAAGTATTGGCAGGCTATGCGCGAACAAAACGTCATGTTTCAGGAACTAGTCATGCTGTCGTATGAATATCGGAAGAATCAGGTTGAAATAAAAATCCTGGAAAGAAAACTCGCTCTTGAATCTGACGATCTTGAAAAAGAACTTTTGCAGATTGAGATTGAAAAGAAGCAGTTCATTGGAATCAATCAGGAACGTACAGCAAAAGACCGTATCAGGGAACTCCGGGAATGGCACGAAATTAAGGAATCATTGAAACCCGATATGACTGCATCCTTGACTGATGTAAATGAACACCAACTGGTAAGTTATACGCTGCGCTGGATAAATCAACTCTCAGGACTGAGTGAGAACACAAGCATATCAGAGAGGAATAATCTTTTAGGCCAACTGGATAAAGGGATAAAACTTTGTAAACAAAAGGGGTGCATGACCAAAGTCTTAAAGCAAATTTCCGACAAGAATACATTGGAAATGATTAAAAAAATAGGGAACTAAGACTATTGTATAAATTACCAGTAAATAGTATTATATATTTAGAAAGAAGAATTATGATGAAAAAATGTGTAATACTGTTATCTGTAATATTTTCATGTATTTGTGCTCCAATCTATGCGGAAGATATTTCGCTGAATGATTGGTTTAAACAACTTGGATTTGAGACGCAACAAACAGATGAATATTTCCTTGCCAGAGTATATCAAGATACAAAATATGAATATTCCGTAAAAATCGGTTTGGATGACGGAAGCTTATTTATCAATGACATTCAACAGGAAAATTCATTGCCTGACTGCAAATTAATAGGTAATGAAACGTATGGCTATCTTTCATACTTTCAGCGACTGTTTATTGATAACGAAGGGGATATACTTGTAAAAGGATATTCCGAATTTAAGACAGCTATTTGGGACGCTTTAAGAGACATGAGAGAAAACTACCCTGACGAATATGATATTGTGGCTAAAAATTTGATTAGCGTTTCGCAAGGGGAAAGGAATGGGGCATATCTCGAACATGGGTTTTGCACTTTAACAATAGGCACGTCTTCAGACCACAAATATCTAATGGCCGCATTACTACACGAAGCAACACATATTAGCGATTATAAGGCTAAGATATACATAACGACCGAGGATTATGAAAATGCTGTATATCCCGTAATGCACAACTTTCTTGTCAAATTGAAATATGATAATATTCAGCAGTATGATGACCAGTATAGAAATAAATATTGGGAGACTTATTAAGTATGTTAGAAGCAATGGCGGCAATGGCTAAGATGACACTAATGATTACGGTTATCAGTCTACCATTAGTCATACTTGCAGTATACGTAAAAATAAAATGCAAGCAGGAGACATTTGAAAAGTTAAAGTTATTTTACGGATTTCTCGTATTGATATTCGTTTTTTATTTATCGTTTAAAAGGTGATTATATGATTTTAATAGGTGCAGGA